GTGCTTCCACCGGGGGTGCGGGTTTCTTCGACGCGGCTTTCTTCGGCTCTTCCACTTTCTCCACTTCTACAACGGCGGCTTTTGGTGCTTCTACGGCAGGCTTTGCAGCGGGTTTCGCGGCAGGCTTTGCAGCGGGTGCGCTATCTTTGGGCTTGGGCGGGGCCACCACCAACTTAATAGCGTCTTCGGCTTCGGGTGAATTACGCGTTGCCTCCACATCGTTATACTCCTCCTCAGTGATTGGACGCACAGGCTTGAAGATCAGCTTCGGAGTCGGCGACGAAATGTCAAAACGCATCTCAGTTATTACACCAGATACGGGAGTGTTGTGTGCCCTAAGATGGCGACCGTAGGCTTGCAGCGGCAGCTTGCCCTGTTCGCCATCACCAAACACAGATGTTGAAGGACAGCTAACTTGATACACTTCGCGCTTGGCGGTCTCACCTTCCAACAACACGGCGATACGTTGCTTGTATTGGCATGCACGACCATCGCCTTGGGACGCAGACCCCTTGATGTTCTGCGGGCAGTCCATACACCTAGACGCCTGCTTCTGCTCGGCGGGCACTGCTGCGTCAGGGGTTTGGTTGTTGTTTGACCAACAAATAGGCGAGGCGCTTTGCCCCTCGACATAATGACCCGCAAAGTAGATGCGGTGCAAGCTGGGTGCGGCTTTAATGATAATAACGTTTATCGCGCGTTCCTCGGATACGCGCACTTCTTTGTTACCAACCATCTCACGGAACACACCACCCTTGATGCTGATACGGCGTTGACCACCTTCACTGCCCGCAAGGGCGGCAGTGGTTTCATCTTCTTGCAGGTTCTTCAAGTAAGCGGGCAGGCCACCTTGAAACAGGCTAAGTTCACTCATGGTTTTTTCCTTAGATATCTTTATCGGGGTTATTAAAATCCAACTCCAGTTGCACAGGGGCAGAGGGGTCGGCAGTAACTTCTGCGGGTGCAGGAGTAGGTTCGGGGGTTACCCCGGCGGATGCTCGACGCAAGGCTGCGTCTACGTCAGTAATCTTAAATCGGTAGGTATTACCCAGCTTCAAAAAATCCGATTCGGTTAGCTTGCCTGTGCGAATCCACGTGCGTACCGTGGACACAGACACCGAGTAAAAATTGGCAACATCGCCAATCGCAACATATTGATCGGTTGTCATTCCTTCCTCACTGTAATGGTGTATTCGCTATCCACGTTAAGACCCGGTGGAAGCAGGTCGGGGTGTTCCTCAAGGAACTGCTGCACGTTGCCCTGATGCAGACGCTTCTCATACAACTCGGGCACGGCATGCTCAAGCACAAACTTACCCATAGCCTCCCAGTTGTTCGTCGTGTATCGCTTCTTGATACTGCGATAAAACAAGCCCTCAGTCGTGCGAACACTCTCGACGTTCTGAGTCTTGCAGTAGTCCAGCAGCGCGGTTTTAATCTGGCCCATTTGCGAATCCAGCTTCTTAACTTGCGCCTCAAGATCGGCTTTCGCCAACTTCATTTTCAGGTATACCCGCACTAGCTTTTCAGGGGCGGGCAGGGTAGCAGTCTCGGTCATTTCACATCTCCTTTTGTAGTTGGAATTATCATTATATGGGTGTTTTTATGCTAGTCAAGTAATTCTTTGTAAAGATCAACAATTTTTGTGTGAACGTCAATTTTACTATCTAACATCCTGTAAATGTGTTTTTCCGCGTTAGACCCTATTAAACGAATGACGGTTGTTGGATGTTGCTGACCAGCACGATGTACCCGTGCGTTAGCTTGGGCGTAAGTTTCCAAGGAAGGGGTTGGCCCCCACCACACCACCGTATCAGCAGCCGTAAGCGTCACGCCGTGTGCGGCAGACTGCGGCTGGATAATCAGCACCCTTGGGTTAGGGGTTTCTTGGAACTGTTTAAAAATCTCAGTACGCCGGGTTGCTGATACATCGCCCCGAATTATTTCCGCAGAAATCTTGTCGTCTTTAAGCTTCGCCGCAACAAGGTCGATAGCGTGCTTAAACGGCACAAACACAAGCACTTTGTGGTTGGCTTCATCGATAACTTCTTTGAGCACAGCGTAGCGGTTCTTGATGTCAAACTCCACAATCTCCTTAGTATCGGAGTACACCGCCCCACAAGATATTTGCAGGAGTTTGGATAAGTTGACCGCCGCGTTTACCGCCGTGATTTCTTCCCCTGCCGCTTCCATAATCATGCGGTTCTTCATCAGGTTGTAGAACTTCTGCTGCTGCTTGGTCAACACTACTTCCCGGTTGACGTATGTCATATCAGGTAAATCAAGGCACTCGGCTTTCGTAAAACGAATAGCGGGCTGGAGCGCCTTAAACACTGTATCGGTCGCAGAAGCTTTGGGCATCCATTTAAATTGCGACACCTTGTACATCACCATGTCTTTGAAGGAGCCAAAGAACTTAGGCACACCTTGGGGGTTAACCAGCTTTGCCAAACCGTATGCGTCCACAGGCGACTGCGCAGCGGGGGTGCCGGTCAGCATCCACAACCACGTGTCCGGTTTGACCAGTGCGTTGAGCACCTTCCAACGGTTTGTTTGAACCCGCTTGTAGGCGTTCGCCTCATCAACCACGATCAAGTCGAAGCCACCCTTCTCGATGGCATCAGCTACCACCTCTACACCGTCGTAGTTGATGATGACGAACTCGGCTTGGGATTCAATGACAGCACGGCGTTTCTCGGCAGCGCCGTATGCGATGTCTACCGAGCGGTGCATCGCGAACTTGAACAAGTCCGCCCGCCATGCGGAGTCCATGATGGACAGTGGGCAAATAACCAACACCCTCTTGATGCGGCCTTGTTTCATCAGATAGTCAGCCGCCCAAACAACTGAACCCGTCTTACCTGTGCCTTGCTCGTTAAGGCAGAAAGCCCGCTTGTGTAGAGTGAGGAACGACGCAGTTGTTTTCTGGTGGTCAAACGGCCTGTGCATTCCGGGCCAATCGTAAGCGCGAAGGATGGGGGAAGGTACATTCTTGACGCGGAGATTCTTAAGCACCTGCGCCTCGTCCAACCCCCAATGCACCAGCACCCGGTTTCGGTCGATTACACGGCTTTTCGGTATGACTGCGGTGACCTTTGCAGGGTCGCGCAGATTCAACAAGAGCGCCTTGTTGTCAATAATTTCCATGCTCGTTTCATTCTCTCGTTTTATATTTAATGCAGGATAAGCAGAAAGCGGTGTCCGCAATCTGCACTATCTCTGGTGGGGCCGTCCGGGATTTAAACCCGGCATCCTAGTCTTGTCGATCTGCGTGTACTCACCACACCGCCGACCCCGAACCTACAATGTAGCAATCCTTCTACGGGATTGTCAACTAAGGTTTTTTACCACCCGGCTCTTTTACGCTGTGACCGTTACGCGCACGGTTCTTAGACGGCGACACTAACCGCGTGCCTGTCTTGTTTGACCCACCCTTGGACAACATCTTGATGTGGTCAATGTCTTTGCCCTCACGCTTGTCGGCTTTACCGTTACCGTTCTTATCGAGGGAACTGGCATCAAGGCTTCGCCGCGCTCGCTGGCGCTCCATGCGATCAGGCAACTCGCCGCGCTTCTTCTGCATCAAGTATTCGTGTTTGTACGGTCTTGGTGATTTGGTATAAGGCATTTTTAATTCCTTCCGTTGTGTGAACAACTCAATACAGGACACCACGCCTTACACAAACCGCTCGGCTTGGGGTTCCATGTGTCGTTATCATACGCGGCCTGTAACCGCAGGTGTTTGTGTTTCCACTTGTCCCATCGAACTTCGTCTTGCAGATTAAATTGTGCCTTTGGAAACGTATTGGCAATAACAAACAGCAGTCCCGCCTTGACCTTCTTGATTTCGGGGAAGTGCTTGAACACGCACAGGGACATAAGTTCTAGCTGGTCAGGGTCGGCGTACTTAGCACTCTTGCCTGTCTTGTAATCTACCACGCGGGCCTCACCCTTCTCGCGATTGATGATTAGCAGGTCTGCGATACCTCTATACCACACGTCCTCGTCTCTAAACCCGCACGGCTTTAAATCGGCGGTAACGCCCATCTTGTATTCGCAAAACTTCTCACCCTCAATCCGCTTAAGACTGTCGAGCGCGCTTTTGGCAAACTTAAAATAGTCGGGCAGGGGGGTGCCATCCTTAATGTAAAACTCAGCCGCCTCGTGAAAACGCGTGCCGTAAAGCATAGCTTCACTCTCCGGCTCGGTAACGTCTTTAAGCACCCTCAAATGAAAATACTTACGGGGGCACTGCTCAAATAGCTTCATGCTGCTATACGACCATTTCATCTTCTTCCCCTATAACTAAAAAATCAATCGTGGGTGCAAGTAGAGTTTTACGTTGCAAAGTTCTTGCGCGCTCATTAGTTCTAAACCTGCGTCGATGTAGCACTTACGTAATGCCTTATTTATAATTTGGCGAGCACGCTCCCTAGTAATATCAAACGCTTTTCCAATATCATCCAAAGTGTGCTCTTGACCATAGCCAATACCAAACCGCATAAACAACGCTCCCCTTTCTCGGCGTGTTAAATTAAGAAGAACCTTATGTATTATCCGGGCAACATCTTGTTTATGTACAACATCGAGAGGGTCAACAACTTCATCCTCTAACTCTACCGTAGGAAGTTCAGGCCAATTCTCATCACGGCAGACACCGTAATAATAGTACATACTAAGTAGTTCTTTGCTAGCACCCACCAGTGCGCCGTAAGGGGTGTAGTCTCCTACTCGAACACGCCCGTATCGAGATTTAGCAATCCCCATACGCCCTCCCACGCCCGCTCTCACAATTGACAGGCAAGCCAGCCGCCCACTTGGGCACCCACCGCATGCACTCCTCCACATAGGCTTGCGCCTCGGCAACTTCCGCTACAGGGGCAACACACGCTATAGCGTCATGCACAGTCAATACCGTTTTATACCGATTACCAATCTTCAACATCTGCTCGGCAATAATACACCTAGCAATGGCTTGACATACATTCTCGATAACTTTCCCGCCGTATATACGGATGCGCCCCTTGCGAGTCAGATAACTAAACTCCACGCCGTTACTGGTGTTCTCAAACTTCAAGTCGTTGTACCGCATTAACAACCCACTCGGCAACTTGATCGCGGTCTCCTCCAAGTTAATATCCAGCACCCCGGTGCGGCCCAATGTGCATGAGTCATTGCGTGACATACAAACTAACATGTGCTGGGCCTGCCGCCATAAAGCGGTCACCGCAGGGTTTGTTTTACGATAGATGTCAATAATCCGTCGGGCCTCGTCAAGTGTGACCTCAACCCCAAACGTCTTCAGTTGCCCTTGGAACTTGACCGCACCCATGCCATAACCCGCACCAAGGATTGTGGTCTTGCCAACAAAACGTTCGTCCTTGGTAATCTGATCTTCAGGCTTGCCGTAGATAGCCGATGCCATCTTCTTGTACACATCATCTTTACGCGCGAACGCTTCCACCAAGTCGTTCTGTTCAGCTAGCCATGCCAGCACCCGTGCTTCAATCTGTGCGGAGTCAGCGTCAATAATCTCGTAACCCTCCGGTGCAAGAATAGACTTCTTCAGCTTCCCTGCGTTGCTCCCACGGCTCGGCAAGTTCTGTAAGTTAATCTTGTCGTCACCCCCGAACCGCCCGGTGTGCGCGGCGTAATACTTGATAGGAACCGGGAGCTTGCCGTAAGGCAATACCCAGAAACCTCTGTGTGCGTGTCTCCTCCAGTGTGGACTTAGTACCTAACCGGGCAGCGACCAGCGACTGCACCCGCACATCGGGGTGCTCGGCGAGTGCCTTGAACCCCTCGTCGTTCTTGGCAAGGGCAAGCGTTTCTTTCCCTGTGGTCAGACTTACCTTCACAGGCGGCGCGATACCAAGGCTTCTCAGCACCTCGGCAAACTTCTGATTGGAGAGCAACTCTTCCTTCTCAACACCCACCTCCACCAATAACTTCTCCTTACGCTCCTGCACATCAGCAAGGTGCTCTTTAAGCAGCGCCGTGTCCAACTCCAAAACAGGTTCAGTGAACATCCGCAGAGTCTGGTTAATGACGTGCAACTCTTTCTTCGGAAACCCGTCCGCTATCATCGTGTTAAACAACATATACGTCAGGTTCACATCGTTAATGCAGTAGTCCCCATACCGCGACAGATCAAACTCATCGAAATCCTCGCGGCGATAACCCTTGAAGTTATGCACCTCCGTGCCCTTCTCACCAACACCATACCGCTGGGCAAGGGCAGCAAGCGACCCGCTCACCTCCACACCATGCACGGCTCGGCCCATACACAACGTATCCATCCAGAACTTCGGGCGAATGTCAAAATGGTGCGACAGAAGGAAGCCATCAAACATCGCGTTATGCGCAAGCGCAACCGAACCGGCCCAGTCAAACTGATCCAACCATGTCTTTAGCTGCTCGTGCGTGCCACTTGCCCACACAGGGGGGTGGTTATCTACTTTTACCGCAACACCTATAACTTGAAACTGCCGATCACGCACGTACTCTTCCGTAGTCATCTTTGACAGGGAGTAGTCCTTGTCGTAGTACGTTTCAAAGTCAATCGTAATCAGCTTCACTAATCCCCCTTCGTACATTTGATGAATGCAACTGCAAGCACCACGACGCAAAAGATTGTTAATAGCACATCGTTAAGCCATTCCATTTTTCACCCACATCCTGCTCGTTGATCCGGGAATCCTGCGTGAGCTTACTAGGCCACACCTACGCATCGTTTGCAGGATGCGACTAACAACCGGCGATGGTAAATCGGTGTGGTCGCTGATCTGTGATGATAGGCACTCGCCACCCAGTTCTATCATCGCTTCGTTGATCCTTCGCACGCGCTCGGCGTGGATAAGTTCTTTACTATGCTTGCTGGCGTGCTGGTAGCCGGGTTCATCAGGGTCAGCGAACGATACAAGTTTGGGTTCCGAAAAGCCGCGAACTATCGGTTCTGCTGGCACCAATACGTCCATTATGCTCATTTAAAAATACCCCCGCGTTATTTAGAGGTGGGCATGGTTAGCCGCACCCACAGCGTCTGTATCCACGTCCGTATGCCAGACCACAGCGTGTCCACATGCAGCACAGGAAGAACTGGTATCACTGGCAAAGACGATGGTGGCAGGGGGTCGGAAATCTTCATGCGATGGCGCACGGTGTACACATACGATACGTCGCAGGGTACGGCCTGAGCAATTTGTTTTGGGGACAACTCTCCCGCAAGTAGTAGTTTGCGGACACGTGCGGATAGAACTGGTA